TTTACTTTTTTGTTTGGATTTTTCATCAACCAAGCACCCCACCAACTCATACTGCTATTAGCAATTATAGCATGATCACACAAAGACATCAAGCACAAATCCACATAAGGAACCAAAGCACCATCTGAATATTTGTCTTCTGGTTCTGAAAATAAAAATCTATCTGGTTGAAAGAATTCTTGCTCTTTACACCATTCAATTGAATCTGAAAATACCAATATTGGCATATCTTCTGGTAATCGTTTGATTGCCGCTTCGTAGTATTCCAAAGGTTGAATTGGATGTTGATCGGAACAATTCACGTATGCCCATTTAAATCCCCTACGATCCACTAGATTTGGATCCCCACGGCGAACGTGAAGGAAAGCAATCTCTTGTCCCTCAAACTCTTGCAGAAACCCTTTACAAGGTTCTAACCATTCATCTCTAAAAACAAAATCTTTACGAATTTGATCTTCAATCTCTTTGAAATATTTTTCAGTTTGAAAATATCCAACAAGAGTCACATCATCTGGGCAAGTATTATGAAATTCTTCACTATAATGAAAGTGAGGTTCTCCAACTGATGGAAGATTTGCTACACCAGTAAAAGATTTAATATCAAAAGCATCACCAAGTCCATAATTATCAATTCCTTGTTGGTCAAATGGGGGAATACAATAATCAAATCCTCTACGATGTGCGATACCTTTTAGTGCAGCATATTGGAACATCTGATTCCCAAGTCTTCCGTTATTACCAAGTTGATTACACGCTAACATAATTTTTCTCCATACTTTTAAAAACTTTTGAAATTCCTTGATCTATTGTTGTTTTGGGAATCCACCACTTGGAAAGATATAAATCTGGACGATTTTTCTTATCCATTTGAACACTATCTTTTTCTATAGACGGTTGACATTTCACATCATACTTACCAATCAAATTAAACTGCCCAACAATCATATTTGCAATATCAATAATTTTAGTTGGACGGTAACTAGTAATATGAAGATTATCTTCTGAAGTAAAGTCAGTATAATTCTCCATAATGGATTCAAGTGCTTCGCAGCAATCTTCAGCATAAAGAAACTCACGTTCTTCCTGCCCATCGGTAAGCATGTCAATTAAACCAGTCTCAAACCCCTTACGAATAAAGTCTGTGATGACGTGTGCTTTCTCGTGATCATTTTCAATACCATAAACATTCCAGAACTTAACTATCAATCCTTTAAGTGATTTTGTATATAGTTCACCAACGTTCTTGAGAACTCCATAAGGGGAATAACTCATGTTACTCATCTGAGATGAGGCAAAGATGAACCTCTTATTATACTTTTGAAGAAATCCAAAAGCATTTGCCATCAAACGAGTATTGTTATCAATGAACTGGAAAGTATGTTGATACTTTTTAAGATAACGTGATCCACCCACATCAAATGCAAGGAAGAATACAAAATCAGAATCTCTAATTTTTATTTCAAGATATTGATTAGGAATTACAGTCATATCCTGTGAAGGTCCATTAACTACATCAAACTCTTCAACTACATGTCCTTTTTTACGCAGATACTCGGTAAGATAGGCACCGATCTGTCCACTGGAACCTAAAATTGTAATTTTCATTTTATATTTTCTACGATTTGAAGAATACCTTTGCACCTATTTAAATAAGTATGATCTCTTTTTATAATTTCCATTTGATGTACAATTAAATCTTTATTATACTGATTTTTCATTCCAAGATCAAATATTTCTTGGGCATCTTCAGAAACCAACAGACTATCATCAATAAAGTGTTTAAGATAGAAAGAATCAGAAACAGTAAGGCAACCATAACTAATTGCCTTCAAAACACGACATGAAACATACCAATTATCTTTTTGTTCTTGTGGTCTAAAATCTGGAACAAACATAGATTCTTGAAGAATCCTAATATGTTCCTGATCAGTCGCAGGATTAATATTAGGATTATAATGATTAAATGCAATATTTTTATTTTTTACAATATCAATAAAATCTTGATGAAGGGGTTTGGAATTTGGACGAGGAGAATGAATAGTACCAACAAAATTATATTCATTATTTCTCTGTTTATTGGCCCAATTAAAATCAATTTCATCAGGAAGCAAATTAGTTGCCCAACTAAAATAAACAACATTATAAGGTTCTGGTGCCTGAGTGTCAAAGGTAACTCCTTTTTCAACTTCAATATACCTATCACCATCTGGAATTGGTTTTTTGAATTCAGCAACTCGATAATTCACAAGACACTTGACCTTATCAAGATACTTATCCAGATTTGTAAATTTATCATAAGAAAAATAAATTCCACTATCAATAATAGGAACATTCCAATCAAGTGGACCTTGATTATCTACAAAAAAAATACAATCCGAGTAATCAAACTCCAATTTTGAAGGATAATTAGAATCACTAAACCAATATGTTTCACAACCCAATCTTTCAAATGCTTTTTTCATTCCAGCATAGATGTAAGAAAAAGTTTGATATGGTTTATTTTCTACCCAAAATACAATTTTTTTCTTCACTTTGTTGCCTCCAAATCACTATCGCACATTTCCTTTACAAGATCAGAAAAAGAGTATCTGGGAATCCAACCAATTCTGCTTTTAGTATAACTAGAATCACCAACAAGAGAATCAACTTCAGCAGGACGATAAAATTCTGAATTGATTTTTACAAGAACATTATTTGTATTTCTAAAGACTGCCACCTCCTCTATTCCCTCTCCTTTCCACTCAATATCAAATCCAAAATGTTCACAGGCAATCTCAACAAATTCACGAACAGAATGCTGTTCACCCATTGCAACAACATAATCATCTGGTTTATTACGTTGAAGCATTAACCACATTGCCTCCACATAATCTTTTGCATGACCCCAATCACGTTTTGCATCCATATTACCAAGTTCCAATGGCAGACTACGTTTACCATTCTTGATCTCTGCAAGAGTTTTAGTAATCTTACGAGTCACAAAAGTTTCTCCGCGACGAGGACTTTCATGATTAAAAAGAATTCCGTTACATCCAAACAAACCATATGCTTCACGATAGTTTTTAGTAATCCAATAAGCATAAAGTTTTGCCACACCATAAGGAGATCTTGGATGAAATTTTGTACCTTCACGTTGAGGAATTTCTTGAACAAGACCATACATTTCTGAAGTGCTTGCCTGATAAAACTTGGTCGTATTAATCATGCCAAGAATTCGTAGTGCTTCAAGAATACGACAAACACCTAAAGCATCTACATCAGCAGTATAAAGTGCATTGGAAAAAGATACTTTTACATGACTTTGTGCTGCAAGATTATAGATCTCATCAGGACGAGTTTCTTGAATGATAGATGTAATATTTGAGAAATCAGTTAAATCTCCGTAATGTAAAGTGATTTTGGGATTTTCTAAAAGATAATTAATTCTATCAGTACAATCTGATGTTGAATTTCTACGAATAATTCCATGAACTTCATATCCTTTACTCAAAAGGAGGTCTGCAAGATAAGATCCATCTTGTCCGGTAATGCCAGTAATAAGTGCTTTTTTCATATTAATAATGAACTTGATAATCTACAGGATTTATTTTAATTTTATTGTTTGCGATATGATGTTTTAGGAGAAGTTCATTACACCAATATCCATCAACTTCATTTGATTGTCGGATGAGTTGGCCTATTTGATTGTATACGCCACAAAAAACATTCATAGTGTTTGTTGACCCCATACCAAACCAATCACTGATCATACCATCAGGTTGATATAGATCTTGGCATATTAGTGTATCATCATCTATTGGAATCTCATTTAATTTTAACATTACATGAGGAGAATAGTCAATTCTATTTCGAATTACTAAATCATATTCAATTCCGACTTCTGCTGAATATTGCTCCTTCAAAAGATTTGACATCATAATACTATAGAACATACTATTTGTAGTATTGCAAATGTAATCTTTTGCTACTTCTAATCCAGAAGGAACTTCAAGTGCCCAAGTATGTGAATGCGTAAAAACCTTATCAGGAAATTCATATCGTTTAGTCCACTTCTTTGGTTTCTCGACCATTATTCTTTTTGGTTGATAATAGTATATCAACTTATCGATTGCTTGAGGATCTAACCTATGCGATTCTCTTCCTGGTATAACTGAATTGGTACTTAATTTTTCTGGATCAAACCAAGTATGAATGAACACATCAACATCGTTATATTGAAGAATTGCTTGATCTAATTTATGAAAACCAACATCAACAACTCTTGGTTGTCCCGATAAACATAATGCTATTTTCATAATTCTCGTTTGTTTATGAAAACGACATCACTCAAATCTGATTTATTCCAAGGTTCGATAGTAGTATCATATTCATAAAAAAATTTAAAATTTATAGAATCAAAATAATCAATACAATCTTTTTTAATATATTCGCCATCATATCTTGGAATTTTATTTGGGCACTCTATTGCAATAAATTTTATTCTATTTAAATTTTGTTTTGATAAAGATTTTACAATAGACAAATCTTTTCCTTCTGCATCAATTTTAATAAAATGTATAATTTCTTCTGGCAAATCAACATCAATAATGCTATTGATATTTAAAATATCAATGAACCCAATTTCTTCACCTTTGGAAGAAAAAAGTGAAGAGGATTGATCATCATTATAAAATATTTTCCTTTGGGGTGTTTTAACATCATCTAGACAAACACGATAAAACTTATCATAATGAGATTCTACTCCATAATCAATTGGATCAATTCCTATAGAATAAACATTTTTTAGATCAAAGGATTTTTCCAATTCTACCAAAAAAGATGCTCTTGCAGATCCAACATCTATAACATTAATTTTATCATATTGTTTTAATTCTTTAAATACTGGGGAAATCGTAGATGTCATTTAAATTTTTCCACATAGTCACTACATACAGCAAAAGATTTTTTGCTGTATGCTATTGTACCATTATCTTGAATATTTTGCAAGTCGAATACTTCTGGCATTACAATAACAGAATTATTTTCAAATAATTGCCCAGGATAAGTCCAAATATAACCTTTACTAGTCAAAGTATACTTATCGTTTTCATGCCAAAAAAAGTTAAAATCTATTGGACTATTAGAAAAAATATTCAAAGATTTAAAATCTTTACAATGAATCCAAAGTTTATCTTTTCTTTTAACTAACCAAGTCATAGGAACATAATATTGTGGTCCATCATGTCCCAAATAAAACTGATGATCTTCCCATCTTACATCAATCTCAACATCATATCCACCTGCAATTGCTGCTTCAATGTATTCTAGTTTATTCTCCTCTAGAGGATTAGGTCCTACAATATTACCTCTATGTGCTATCAGTTTCATACCATATACTTATCCGAAGGAATAGACGGCCATCTTACTACTATAAGATCAACATCACTCAAGAACTCAACATCAGAAATTTCCTTTGGTTCATAGATCCACATATTACCTGCATTCAAATGCTTTCCAGATACTATTAGTTCACCTTTTACAATGTAGTTAAGTTCATTAGTGACTGCATGATAATGAGGAAATGTTTCGCATCCTTTTTTATGTTTATGATGTGCAACTTCAAAAAATGGATTCTTAAAAATAGATGGTTCAAAGTCCCCAACAAACCATCCTGCTTTAAAGTCAACAATATTTGCTTGAATCATTTTTCTAATTCCTGAATACGAACCTGATGACGACCGCCATCAAAGCTATGAGTAGAACAGATTTCCAAATACTTATCCATTTTTTCGATAGTATAATCTTTTGCAGGAATTGCAAAAAAGTTAGCACAATTATGTCGGATTGCCATCTCCATAGAGAAATCATCATAGATAAGTGCTGAACGAATACCTTTGTATTTGTTAGCACAAATATTCACACCTTGACCTGTTCTACAGAAACCAAATCCATAATCACAATCACGCTCAGCAATTGCTTTAACTGCTTGTGCAATATAATCACTATAATCGCAATCCTTATTCAAGATAGTTCCAAAATCAATATACTCAAGATTATGTTTTTCTAGAATATGTTTAAACTTTTCCTTTGATTCAAATCCAGAATGGTCTGAGCAAATAGCAATTGGTTTATCACCAACCTTACGAATGACATTTTCTTTATAGAAATGAAACTCATCAGGAGTTCCAAATACATGCATTTTATCTACATCCGAAGTAACGATTTTCTTACAATCATCAATAAGAAGATTATACAAAGGTGCAATATAAAACTCATTATTGGTTCTAATATCTCTTTCGATCATTTCCTTTGCATACTTACAGAAGTCGGATCCTTTTTTGAATCCATAGATACCAACACAGGCATTAGAACTAATTGCTTTCTTTTCAGCAGTTCTTTTTACATATCCATCTTCATTAACATCAGCATAACTATAATTTGCAGAATTTGATTTAAATGTCAAAAGGAGTCCATCTGCATTCAAGTCATTCATAGTATGCGGATCAAATACTGGACGGAATTCAATATCTAGAGTATGAATTACAAGAGGTGCATCATTATCAATATATTCTTCTGCATACAAACAACTGCTCACAGATCCATCAGTAAGTTTATCAATAATAACAATCTTAATATCTTCACCAAACTTTTTCTTTAGGAGTTCATCAATATGAAAATTATAAACAGTTTCATCCCTAACCACGAAGATTAGATTGCAATCTTTATAGTTCAAACAATCAAGGGAAATATCAATTAGATGTTTGTCTTTGATATTAATTAACTGCTTTGGTACTTTAAATCCTTCTTTAATAAATCTACTACCAAGTCCCGCCATCGGAACAAGAATATTTGGTTTCATATCGAATTCCTAATAATTTCAGTTGTCTTTAAATGAGCAAATTCGATCCAGTTGTGGATGCTTCCTTCATTCCTTAGTAATTTATATAAAAAACAAGACGCAAATGTATCACCAGCACCAAGAACATTAACACCTTTCAGTATTAAATCTTTAGGCAGTTTATAGAAAAACTCATCTTTTCCATTTGATACAACGCTTCCTGATGAACTATGAAGTATCACATACCCCTTTATTGTGTTCACGTAATCTGAAAGATTGCCATCAATATCTTCATCAGAAATAAAAAGATAATCTACACACTTAAGTAAATCTTTATTCAATGATTTTCCAGAACATATATCTGCAGTGATAATACCATTCAGTTTTGGAATAAAATCATGAATAGACATTTCATTGAGATAAATGAGATGATGAACTTTTGATTCAAAGATTTTTACTTTATGTTGAACTAGATTTAAATTTGCTTTTGAATACCTTTGTGCTGAAAGTTTATCAATATAAACAAGTGCTTGGCCAACATCAATTGGAGAAAGTCCAATATTTAATGTTGAATCAATCTCAAGTAAAGATCTCCAAACATTTGCCATTGATCCTAAACTTTTCTTTTCAGAATTACCGTCAAGAATCGTATCAATAGTCAGGTGCCCATAAAGAGAAATGTCTTTCATTAAAACTTTTCCTTCAAATCAAGTTCATAAATTTTAGACATTACCTCATCATAAGGAACAACCGGAATCAATTCTCTATCTTCCAGGTATTCAAACAAACACATCACCGCATTTTCTCCACCATTACAGTGAAGAACTGCAGAAATGTCTTGAAGAGTTCTTGGTGAATTTAACACACAATAAGGGTATCCAACCTTTCTCATTATACCATAATCAAAAAGATCATCTCCAAGATAAACAACTTCTTCTGCAAGACAATTGTAATCATCAAGAACTTCTGCAAGATAATTTACTTTGTCTTTATGAAATCCTTCGCCACGATTCACTACAACAGGAAGATTTCTATTCTTAAGAATGATCTCATTATAAGGATCGCCAGTTATAAAAACAACTGGAATTCCAATAGCACGAAACCTTTTAATGGCAGTCCAATCCTTATCACAGAAAAGTTTAAGAACTACTTTCCCATCACGATCATAATATTTGGTGCCATCAGTAAGAACACCATCCACATCAAGGATTATAAGTTTAATCATAGTTTAAAAGTTTGCTTAATCTCTTCAATTAGATCTACATTGTTTGAAGCTACTCCAAGACCACAAGAATTGGTAAAATTCACTTTAGGTAGTTCAAGTTGAGAAAAGAAAAGTCCAACTCCATCTGGATTTGAAATAGTATCGTGGAATAATACTACACCTCTTTCTTCCAAAAGTGGCGCCCAGGTATCGCAATCATTTTTACAATTATTATAATCGTGAAGACCATCAATATGAAGGAGATTGATTTCTTTATCCCAAGTCTTTGCTACATCATCAAAATATCCTTTAATAATTTCCAAATTATCAAGTTTTAGTTTTTCTTTTATATCCATAACAAATTGATAATCATCATCTTTTCTTAAACTATGTTTTGAAATATCAAAACAATCAATACCAACAACCTTATTCTTTGTATTCAAAGCAAGCATAAAAGATGAATATCCCCAATCAACTCCAAGTTCTACAGTTAATTTTGGATCAATTCTATTCATCAACCAAATTATAAATTCATTATGACTTTTTGGTGGTACATTCCATCCTGATGGAATTGCTCCAAGAATTTCACTTATATTATCATTTTCCAAAGAACGGACATAATCTCTCCAATCTTCTCTTCTATTATCACTCCAAGAAAAATTTTCAACCATTTAATTGTTCCTCAATCCATTTGTAAGTTTTTGCAATACCTTCTTCTAAAGTCATACTATAATCCCAACCGAGTTCTTTACGAATTAAGTCATTATTAGAATTACGACCACGGACACCAAGGGGAGCATCCAATTTATATCTTTTCTGTACTGTTTTGCCGGAAACTTTAGCAGTAATATCTACAAGTTGATTGATTGTTACCATTTCTTCGGAACCAATATTAACTGGTCCCATAAAATCAGATTCCATCAATCTTCGTGTTGCTTCAATACATTCATCAATATAAAGAAAACTACGAGTTTGCCGCCCATCACCCCAAACTTCAATAGACCCACCAAGATCGGGAATTTCTGCTACTTTGCGACAAATTGCTGCTGGGGACTTTTCTTTTCCACCTTTCCAGGTCCCTTCGGGGCCAAAGATGTTATGATAGCGACATACACGCACAGGTATATTATAATTCCTATTGTACGCAAAGTAAAGACGTTCTGAAAAAAGTTTTTCCCATCCATATTCAGAGTCTGGGCTAGCGGGATAAGCAGATTCTTCACGGCAGTTTGGATTATTAGGATCTAATTGATTGTGCTCTGGATACATACACGCTGATGACGAATAAAAGATTTTTGTTTTATTCACGCCAAGATTGTCATTTAAATTTTTAACTGAACGAAGAATATTCAAATTGATAGAACAAGAATTATTCATCACATCAGCATCGTGCTCTCCAGTAAAGATATACCCAGCACCTCCCATATCAGCGGCAAATTGATATATTTCATCAAATGCTGATATGTATTTGGATGGGACAAATTTATAAAAGTTTTGTTGATATCCTTTAAACATTATTACTTTATCAGTAAATAATTGATTTGTCAAATCTCCAAGGATAAATTCATTTGCTTCACTTTTAGAATATTCTGGGAGTTTAACATCTACTCCGGTGACCCAATATCCTTCGGATCTCAATCGTTTTACCATATGACTTCCAATAAAGCCACCCGCACCAAGAACAAGTGCAGTTTTTTTATATTGACTCATAAATTAACTTATTAGTGTATGTACTATGTATTTTAGTTTAAAATGCCTTTATTGTAAATGACTTTTATACCATTCAATGGTTTTTTCCAATCCTTGTTCTAAATTAAATCTAGGAGACCAACCAAGTTCAGTTTGTATTTTAGTAATATCAGTTGAATATCTACGGTCGTGCCCTGGACGGTCCTTCACATATTCTATCATATCTTCGTCTTTTTTCATAATATTAAGAATATTTTTTATCAAATCAAGATTTTTGACTTCACATTCTCCACCAATATTATACTTTTCACCAAACTTTCCTTTTTTTGCCACAACTAAAATTGCCTCACAATGGTCTTGAACATATAACCAATCACGAATTTGTTGCCCATCACCATAGATAGGAACTTTATTCCCCATCATTAAATTTTTAATTGTCTTTGGAATTAATTTTTCTTCGTGCTGTCTTGGTCCATAGTTATTTGAACAATTTGTAATGATAGCAGGAAGACCGTAAGTATTATGAAAAGCCATCACAAAATGATCACTTGCAGCCTTTGATGCTGAATATGGATTTCTTGGATTATATGTTGTTGTTTCCGTAAATTTACCGTGTTCAATTGAACCGTAAACTTCATCCGTAGAAATATGAATGAACTTCTCAACATTATATTTCATAGAAAGATTCAAAAGATTGACTGTTCCATTAATATTAGTATTGATAAATTCGGAGCAACTTTTAATTGAATTATCTACGTGACTTTCCGCAGCAAAATGATAGACAGTTTTAATTTTATTTTCTTTAAATACATAATCCGAATTATTAATATCAAGTGGATATAATTCAATATCTAAATTTGAAATATTTCCATAATCAGCAGCATAAGTCATTTTATCAATACAAATGATTTTTTCACTTGTTCTCTTTTTTAAATGGTGAATAAAATTACTGCCAATAAATCCACACCCACCAGTCACTAAAATTGTCATAGTTAATTATCTTTAATAGAATATTTTTCTAAAATTTCTGGGGAATATTGTTCTATTACATTTTCTTCTGATTTTTTTATTCTTTTTTGTTCTTCAAGATAATGAACTCTATTTCTAATTTCAGTTGAAGAATACTTATGTCTCCTCAAATGAAAAAACAATTCTATTCCATTATCAATACAGTATTGCTTTGCAGTAAAATCTCTATCTTTATATTCTTCACTCAAAAATCTTATATGAATTGTTTGAGATTGAATTAAATTAAGAAGATCTTCTTCTGTTTCATAAACAAGGATTTCATCAACATACTTGCATCCTTGAAGTTGAACATAACGTTCGTAAGCAGATTGTACTGGTTTATTTTTAATACCAGGACGATCTACGGTTGGATCAACTTGAAGTGCAACTTTTAAATAGTCGCATAATTCTTTTTCCATTTTGAGCATAGTAACGTGCCCAGCGTGAAACAAATCAAATGAACTACAATTAAAACCAATTTTCATAAAAAATTTTACAATATTATATTAAAAAAGAGAGTAATAAACTCTCTCGTTGTATTTAGTAATAGTCGCCCAGGGTAACGATCCCTGCCAAAGGCCCTAATCTGGGGCAAAGAGTTTATAAGACTCCTCTGAACACCTGTTCTGACGACCATAAGACCTAGTATATGGAAACTAGGATTTTTT